ATACCTTTGCCGTGGCCGATGAGGCGGCTGCCATCCTGATCAGCTACCGCTACACGGAGTCGACGGGCAATACCCTCCAGATGTACAACCACCCGATGGGCTTCGGTCCCGTCATCGGCTTCCTGCTGCAGGAGCAGTATCAGAACAACTCGAACGGTCTCTGGCTGCCGAATGTACGCGTCGGCAAGATGGACGGAGCGACGAAGCTCGATGACTACTTTATGCAGACATCGGACTTCGAGGCCTTCGCACTTCCATCCGGCCTGGTCGGCGAGCAGTACGCAGCTCTGTAGTGCATTGATCAGCCAACGAATGCATAATGGAGCCGGAGGGATACCATATCCTCCGGCTCCGCTCGTGCATGTAGCAATCAAACCGGAAAGCGAGAAAACAGATCATGGATCCACAAACTATCACCATCGCTGGCGAAACATTCCAGCAGCAGAAGCTCTCCACAGCGATCGTCAAGGAACTGATCCTCGTCCGGCAAAAGGACATGGAGAAGTATCCGATCTTGGTGACAACCTCATGGGTTCTGTCGTATGCCTTCTTCGGCGACGACAAGCACACGGATGCTGTCGATGCAGCGATCCCTTATGCCGATCTGGACGAGATATACTTCAACGTCCTCGAGTACAACAAGCTCCGCAAGGGAGCAACGGCGGGGGAATCCGCGGCGGCAGTGGGAACGGCGAGCTAGACTTCGTCTTCATCTACTGTCGCCTGGCCGCGGAGCTGCACTGGACCTCGAGGCAGATCGATCAGGAGCCATTCGTCTCCGTCCTCGATCTCTTCGAGTACTGGAGCGAGGTATGTCCGCCGCTCTGCGTCCTCGTCTCCTCCGGCCTCGGATGGAAGAAGCAGCGCGTACCTGAGCAGCTCCATGGTAAGGATTGGGGCAAGGACTTCTTCGGTCCCGCCAAGCCTGGCAAACGCGCAAAGCCGTATATGAAGGACAACCCCGAGCGACAGAAGCGCTTCGAGAAGCTTGAGGAGATGAAGGCCAATGGACGGATCCAGTAGCGTTCTCTCCTTCTCGACGCGCGTCGATCTCTCCGGCGCGAAGGCAGGCTTCGCCGAGCTATCCGATACCATCACGGATGCTATGGCTGGAGCGGCCTCTGCCGTCGAGGACTCGGCTGGCTCCATTGCTGAATCTTTCCAGACCATTGCGGATGCGAGCGCCACGGCGGTCGATAGCACTGCTGCGGTTGCGGACGCCGCTACGGCTTCGGCTGAGGCGGTATCCAGTGCCGTTGATATCCAGGTAGCAGCCTACGCACAACTTGCAGAGGCAACGCTGGAGAATGCTGTTGCGCAAAAGCAGGCATCGAATGCTGTTGCCGAGTATCTGAAGGGAGAACTACCGGCTGCGGTAGCTACGACAGTACTCGCTGAGGCTCAGATGCGCGCCGCTGCATCTTCCGAGCAGTTGGCAATGGCGAAGAAGAATCTGGCAGATGTCACGGCCTATGTAACCACAGCATCGACCGAAGAGGCATCGGTCGAGATGCTCGATACGGAGTCTAAACTCGGCAATACGGCGGCCACCACAACACTTGCGGCGGCCACTACTACACTCGCTGCTACGGAGGAAGGCGAGATTGCTGTAACGCGCGGCGGCCTCTCGGCTCGCATGGCGGCCGGTGCCGAGATGCGCGTACTCGAAGGAAACACGATGGGATCGACGCGCGCCGCCGCGGCCTTCCTGACGACATCGCTCGGGCTTGGATCAGTTCTTCAGTATGCATTTCCCGTTTTTGGAGCCATCGCCCTTGGCGAGGTCCTTATTGATATAGGCGGGAAAGCAGTTGATTTATATGAAAAGTTTTTCACTCTAAAAGAGGAGAGCGAGGAACTAGCTGACGGGATGGCCAAGAATGGCGAGGCCATCGCGACGGCATGGGGAACGACTCTATCGACACTTCATGCAGTAGGGATGCGTGACAATCCGCTCGGAACACTGCGGACGGATGCTGCGGACGCGGCTACGACACTTCAGTATCTGCAAATCAGTTTAGGACAAGCCAAAGAGGCTCTGTACTCATATCAGGAGATTAAGGCGAGTGGGAACTACCTCGGCCACGATACAAGCGAAGATGAAAATGACGAGCGTATCGCTGGCAACCAATCGAACGTCGATAAAATCAAGGCGCAGATCACAGAGCAACAGGCAAAAATAACCGACCTCAATTCGCAGGTCGCACAGAAGGAAAAGGAGACTGACAAACCCGTAAAATTGGCCAAGGGAGCCGATCCGGATGTAGCTAAGCTCCGCGCTCTCGAAGCTACGCTGACGGCCGAGAAGGTCGATCACGAGGTATCCGCCTCGGAAGAGGAGGCCTATTGGGGTCAGTACCTCGCAACCTTTAAACAGGGAACCAGTGAATACACCGCCGTCGCCGAAAAGTATATTTCTGCCCGACAGCGTGTCAGTGAATCCTTCATACGCGGGATGCGCGAGGACGCAGAGTCCGCCAACAGGGAGCGCGAGGCAAACGCTGAGATCAGCAAGTCTCTCGCTGAGACGCAGAAGCAGATCGACGAGGCCACGAAGCAGTCAGCCGCGCAGACTGAAAAAACTGCACTATCGAAGTCCGAGGGAAACATCCAGTCCGAGAAGATGCAGGAGAACCTGCAACTGGAAACGATACGGGCAGGCGAGGCCGAGGGAGGTCTGACGGCGTATCAGGCCTCAGTCCAGACGACCCAGGTACGCGTCGCTGCACTGAATAAGGAACTCGGCGAACTTGGCAATCAATTAGGGATTGTTGATGCCAACGCAACGCTCTCGGATGCAGAGGCCGCCGAGAAGAAGCAGCCGATCACAAACAAGATGGCAGATGTAAGCGGCCAGATCGGGGATGTTACGACGCAGGGCAACGCTGCATCAGCCAAGGCGCTCTCGCAGCCGTATCTGACGGCCTTCAATGACATCAACCAGGGATTCCTCCAGGTCCAGCAGAAGATGATCCTCGGAACGCAGAGCATCTCGCGCGACTTCGCCAACATGGGGGCGCAGCTCGTCGTATCAGTCGCCGCTGCCTTCGAGAAGATGCTGGTCAAGTCGGTAGAATTTGAGATCAAATCTCTGGCGGCAAATCAGGCGAAGAATGCGGCGACGATTACCTCGAATACGCAGGCCGCCTCGATCGGCGATGCCATCTCGGCGAAGTCCGCCATCACACAGATCGGGCATGAGGCCTCGGTCGCGGCCGCGAAGGTATGGGCAGCTCTAGCCGGCATCCCGATTGTTGGTCCCGTTCTCGGCGCGGCTGGCGCAGCGGCCACCTATGCGGCCGTCCTGGCGCTGGCGGCCTTCGAAACGGGCGGCATTGTCCCGAATACCGGCGCGGCGTTGGTTCATCAAGGAGAGGCGGTTCTTCCTACTCAACTAACAGGATTCCTCATGCATGCCGCCAGCAACTACTCGAGCTCGAGCTCAGCGGCGCAAACCAATAACTTCTACGGCAGCAGTGATCGCCAGTTCAGGAATCAGATGACACGTAATGCCACGCATACGCTCAGGACGGTCCAGCGTGGGCTGCGCGCGGCGGGGAGGGCATAGACCATGCATAGTAATTTGGTTCTTAGCCCACCGTGGGAGTTGATTGGCGGATTCCCGTCGAAGAAACCCACGTTTGATTGTATCGTGCATACTCCGGTCTCGAAGCGCGGGGAAATCCGTGCATCTCTCCAGCCGTTTCCGATATGGGAGATAGAATACTCGCTGGACAACTTCCGCGGCGGCGAGCAGGTTCCGGAGAGCGTCTATCAGTATCTCCTCGGCTTCTATATTGCGATGGGAGGCCAGTTCTCCGACTTCCTCTATTGGGACGAGAACGACAATACTGTCACAGGCGACTTTGTTTCGATCGGCGATGGTGCGACGACGCTCTTTCAGCTCATCCGCTCGATCGGGATCGGCTCGGACATCGTACAGAATCCGGCCATGATACCGACGCCACCTACGCTGTACGTCGATGGATCCTCGGTCAGCTATACGCTCGGCCAGACCGGCCAGGTAACGATGGCCACGGCGCCGGCCAACGGAGCCGTCATTACATGGTCAGGATCCTTCTACTACCGCGTCCGATTTGCCGATGACGGGCTCGACTTCGAGCAATTTATGCAGAGGATTTGGTCTGTTAAGAGCCTCAAGCTGATGTCGGTGATTCTATGAAGACGATCAGCTCGCAGCTCCTCGCCTACCTGCTATCGACCGACGTAGAGAGCACCTATCTCGTCGATCTGATTACGGTAACGCTACAGAGCGGATTGACGATTTACATCACAGATGGGCAGCTTCCGATCACCTATCTCGGCAACAAGTACGAGCCTACGAAGTGGGGCGGCTGGCGCTGCGAGGGAACGGTGACGGCGCTCGGCATCATGGCATCGTCGGCGAAGATTACGATCGTCGCGGACGCCACGATCCTGATGCCGAACTGGGATGTACCGATCCTCGAGGCGATGCAGCTCGGTCTCTTCGACGCCGCCAGCATCTCGATCCTTAGCATGTATGGCTTCGTCTATGGCGAGACGGATCTCGGTCCTGTCGTCCGCTTCGCTGGAACGATCACGGAGATCAAGCCAACAGGCCGGACGATGGCTGAGGGTGAGTGCAAGGCGGATACCTTCACGCTGAATCAATCGATGCCGCGGCGCGTCCTCCAACCGGGATGTGGATGGGTTCTCGGCGATGCCGGATGCAAGGTCAATCTGGCGAGCTACACGACGACGAATACCGTCTCGCCTCTCACGAACAAAAGCGTCGTCACGCCAGCGACGGCCTTCACGCAGCCGGACGGATACTTCACGCAGGGAGTCATCACCATGACCAGCGGCCGGAATACAGGTCTGGCAGGGCTCGTCCAACTCCATGTGAACGGCACGCTACAGCTCAATAAGCCGTTTCTATTTCCCATCGCGGCTGGCGATAGCTTCTCCGTCGTCGCCGGATGCGACCATACGCTCTCGACGTGCCAGAGCCGATTCAATAACCTCACAAACTACGGCGGACAGCCGTACATACCGTCATACGAAAGCGCGATCTAGGTATGGATGCAGTCGAGCAGGCACAGCGCGCCGCGGTCATCGCTGAGGCTCACACCTGGCTGCATACACCGTTTCGTCACGCCAGTAGAATCAAGGGCAGGCGCGGCGGCGTTGACTGCGGTCAGATCCTCGCGGGCGTCTATGAGAATTCTGGAGTCGTCGCGCATGTCACCACACCTGATTATCAGATGCAGTGGGCGCTCCATCGATACCAGGAGCTCTACCTGGCAGAGTTACTCAAGTACACGCGGGAGATCACCGAGTCCGAGGTACTGCCGGCCGACATCGTCGTCTATAAGGTCGCGCACTGCTACGCTCACGGCGCGATCCTCCTCGCTCCCTGGCCTGGGCTCATCATCCATGCGATCAACGGCCTCGGCATCCAGTACTCGGACGCGAGCAAAGAGGGATTCCTGCGATCCGTTACGAAGCGAGCCGGAGCCGTGCCGTGCCGCTTCTTCTCTCCGTGGCCTGTAGCTCCCGAGAACCTCCCAAAGTAGGTGGATGAGATATGAGTCTACTCGGCAGCAACCAGAACACGACTCCGCTCCTCCATAGCATCCCGCTGACGCAGAGCCTCGCTGGCATATGCATCCCGATTGTCTATGGCCAGAATCGAGTGCCTGCGAACCTTTTATGGTTTGGCGACTTCAACAGCCAGCAGCCATATCAGTCCGGCGGCAAGGGACTCGGCAAGGGTGGTCAGAGCTACGAGTACTATGCTGCCGTCCTCGCCGTCCTCTGCTGGGGTGCCATCTATGGCATCCACAATATCTGGGGAACGAATGGACAGCTCGCACTCCAGAGCTCCAGTGAGCCATACCTCGTTCCATCGGGGGGTGGATCCTACACCGTCAATCAGGCCGCGGCCTTCAATGCCGATCAGGGCGTTGCCGCCTCGACTCCCTACAGTTACACGGCGAATGACTACGGAGCACCTGGTCCGGTCACGGCGAGCGGTGTCACGCAGACGGCGCTGGACAAGAACGCCGGCCAGTACACGCAGAGCGGTTCAACCTATACCTTCCCGCCAGCGCTCGGCGGCCAGACGGTCACGGTCAGCTACTCCTATTCGCAGTACACGCTGGATGCGAGCGAGGATGACATCATCCCGCTTTCATCGCCGTATGAAATCACGGTCCAGTATCAGCCGCAGTATCTCTCCGATAATGGCGTCGTGAACGTCATGACTGGCGTCTCTCTGACGGCCGTTGGCGGAACGCCCACGGTCTCGGGAACGTACAACCCGAACGGCGGCAACTACCTTTTTGCGGCTGCGGATGCCGGCGCGGCGATCGTCATCAACTACGCATGGCAGCAGTCGAACTCGAATGTCGATCCTGCCTCGACGCTGGACTTCACGCTTCTGACGGGCGAACTCAGCCAGTCAGCCTGGACATACCTTACATCGAATCATCTCTCGCAAGCGCTCGGTTATAGCGGCCTCGCGATGATTGGCGCTCCGGATATGGATCTCGGCCAGGGCGCGCAGATGCCGAACTATAACTATGAGATCATCAGCGGCTTCCAGTTCGGAGGCGGCATCGTCGATGCGGATCTCGCGCTCGTCATCCAGGACTTCCTCCAGAATCAGATCTACGGCATCGGCTTTACGGGAACGATCGGCTCGAGCCTGATGGGGATCGCGCGGAACTACTGGAACTCGAAAAGCATCTTTGTCTCGCCGATACTGAATGCCGCGCGGCCAGGAGCGGAGATCATCGAGGAGTGGTGCGAGGCCGGAAATACTGGCGTGTACTGGTCCGAGGGAGAGATCAAGTTCATCCCCTACGGCGATACAACGCAGGTCGGCAATGGCTACCAGTTCACGCCGGCGACGGATCCAGTCGTCGATCTCGATGACGACGACTTCATCGCCGATGTCAATGAGGATCCAGTTAAGATCGACCGCACTCCCTGGCAGGATGCTTATAACGAGGTCAAAGTCCAGTACTCGAACCGGCTCAACAGCTACAATCCAGATACGGTCGTCGAGCAGGATGACTGGTCGATCGCGACCTATGGCCTGCGTCCGGAGGGGCAGCGCGACTATAGCTTCCTCTGTACTCTGCCGGCCGCGACCTTTGCGGCGAACCTGCGGCTCAAGCGCCTCGTCAATATCCGCAAGACGTACACCTTCAAGATCAGCGGCATCCGCTATTGCTTCCTCGAGCCGATGGATATGGTAACGCTGACCGATATCGCGCTCGGCCTCGAGCAGGAGCCGGTCCGGATCACGCAGATCGAGGAGGACGAGCAGCGGATCTATACGGTCACGGCCGAGGAGTTTCCATGGGGAACGGCGACGGCTACGATATACCCGAAGCAGCCGAACCTTCCTCCGCCTCCTCCGCCGCAACTCGCCGATCCTGGCGATACGATCGTCGCCGACATCTTCGAGCCGACGGAGCGCGTTGCTACGACGCTGGCTAACTCTCCCTTCCAGATCTGGATGGCGCTGAATGGCGGAACTAACTGGGGCGGATGCAATGTATGGATCTCGCTCGATGGCACGAGCTATGATCAGCTCGTTCCTGTCCAGACTGGTCCATCGCGCGCCGGAGAGCTGACGGCCGCGCTGCCAGCCTCAGCCTCGCCCGATACGACGGACACGCTCGCGGTATCGACCTCCGGAGAACTATTCTCCGTCAGCCTGGCGCAGGCGCAGGGTCTTGCATCGCTCTGCAAGGTAGGAACCGAGTATCTCTCCTATCAGAATGCGACGCTGACAGGGAGCAACGGCGGCCAGACGAACGACTACGATCTGACCTATCTGATCCGCGGCGCCTTCTCATCGCCAAACGAGGCGCATGCCATTGGCGAGCCATTCATCCGGCTCGACAGCCAGATCTATCAGTACAGTTTCGATCCATCGCTCTCAGGAAAGACGATCTACTTCAAGTTTCCGGCATTCAACCTTCTCGGCAATCAGCTCCAGCCGCTCGGCGATGTAACTCCCGTTCCATTCACGGTTCTCGGCATCAATACGGCGACCAATATGATTGTCGATGCCGTCGATGCGGCAGGATCGGCAACGATCCGGATCTATCAGAAGGGAAAGCCAGTCGGAACGGCCGGCGAGATAACACTCAGCAATGGAGCGCAGATCACCGTTCCCGCGGCATCGCAGACCGGAGAGACGCTGAATACGACGTACTACGTCAACTGGAATCCGACCGCCTCTGCCTATGTCTACTACACAGACCCGAATGCATGGCTATCGGACCAGACGACAAATGGGTACATCAGCATCGGTCAGGTCACTACGCCATCGATGTTTACGCTGATCCCGCTGATGGGCGGCGGAACGATGGCGATCGGAGCGGGAACGGGAGCCTATGGATCCTCAATCCCGCTTCCTGCCGGATTCCTGGCCACCAATATGCTTGCATGGACGACGCCATGCATCGGCTTCGATCCATCCAATCAGATCAAGGGTGTACTGCAGTCCGATGTCGCCTTCGGCGTTCTCGCCAGCCAGTATCAGTACAGGTCGGGCGGGGGGGGGCTGAATGCATCCTCGAACTGGGCGGCCGCGGCATGGACAACCGGTGCTACTGTAACGGTTTCGACCTCGGGAGGATACACATACGTCGAATTCACAACGGCCAATGGCGACAATCTCTGCCTGATGAGCGGTACTGACGTGACGAACGCGGCGCCGACCGTCATACCGGCCGGCTTCTCCGCCTCGCAGTTCGTCGGCATCATCGGCATGGCGACGACGGCATCGACCGGCAATGGACTCGGCGTCATTAATGCGGATGCCCATCTAGGACTCGACTCCATGGTCATGCTGTACTGGGATGGATCGGGCAACCGATGGGGTGGGACGGGGAACGTCTTCGGGATCCTCTGGCAGGCAGGCGGTGGAGTTACGCAGGCTACCGTTCCAGGAACAGCGTATGGATCAGGGTCCGTTATCACGATCCCGCTGCCTGGTGGCCATGCCGTCGGGCTACTGCAGACGATCATCGCAAGCGGATCCAGTTTCCCTGTGCCGTCGGCGTTCGCAGGCGGCGGACTGGTCACGGCGACCTCCTTTATGCTGCAGGCGGCCAGCTTTGGATCCAACGTCGCGCATGGATCGATCGCCAATCAATGCGCCGGAACGACGTACACCGGCATCCTCCATGATGGATCGGGCAATCAGTGGCCATTCTTCGGGAATATCCTCGCTGTACTCAACAAGTAATATGAGGAAATGGTTATGATCAAGAAGCTCCTTCCATTCCTGGCCGTCATCGGCCTCAGCGCCTCCTGCCATGCGCAGGCGTACACGGCGATCCAGGCGACGAACGTGCAGGTCAGCATCAGCGGATCCTCGGGTAATCCTCCGTCCGGGTCCATGCTCTGCTTCCTCGGCACGAACTATGCCGGCGCGGCCGTCACATACACGCCGCAGGGCGGATCCCCCGTTAGCGGCCAGGTATGCCAGACCTTCACGACAGGCGGCAACCTATCAGGATCGCTTCAGGTTGCGAACACGGCGACGGCATCTCCGCAGCCGCTCTACTACACAATCACGATCGCGCATAGCACGACGGTCTATCTGACGATCCCGCAGATCCAGGTCAGCGGAAGCCTCTGGAGCTGGTCGAACTTCGCCATTCCGGCCGGCATCACGGCCAGCGGTATCGGATATCCCTATCTCGGCTGCGCGATCGGCGCGCGCTTCTCATCGACGACGCTCCCGGCAGGTCAAAATGCGCTTGTCGGCCAGCAGGGTGGATCGGGCTGCGCCTGGACTGGGTTCCCCACAACTCCCTTCTGCCAGGTTGGTCGCGGTCTCGTGCCGGCGACGACGGCTGGACAGTCCATCTGCGTCTCCCCTCTAACGACAGGTATCGGCGCTCCGACAAACGTCGCTCCTGACAACTCGATGTATATCGACGTGACAGCCTCGCCAGGTGCTGGCCTGTATATCTCAGCAAATGGCGTTTGGGGGCTGGTAAGCGGCGGTGGAGGCGGAGGAGGTCTGACCAGCTTCCAGGGACGCGCGACGGCCGCAGCAACGCTCCAGGCGGCCGACGTAGAGGGGATCCTACAGAACTCTCCCTTTGGATTCAGCGGCGGCGGAGGGCTGGCCTATGATTCCGGCACCGGCATCGTATCACCGAGTTCGTACTGGCATCTCTCCGCTGGAGTACTGACGGGCCTCGCCGGCCTGCATCTCAACAATGGGTCCTCGGATACGATCATCCTGCTCCCGTCTGGGTCCGCATCCTTCGCCGGGGGTGCGGCGACGATCAGCACAGGCGGAGTTGCCGCGTTAGCCGCCAGTTCTACCGTGAATGGATCGCTCATATGTACGCCGGGAAATGTTCTCTGTGCATCCTCCGGCGCGGCCTACTATCAGACAATCCAGAATGCCACGACGCCGCTGACGCAGAGCACGAAGCTGAACCTCATCACATCGACGGGTATCAGTGGATCGGATGACTCAGGGAATGGATCGACAGACCTATCGCTCGTCTCGATCCCGAACTCGGCACTGACGAACAACTCTATCACAATCGCCGCCGCAGGAGCGATGACGGGATCGGGAACGGTTGCGCTCGGCAATGCGATCACCCTCACCGTTGGAGCGGCTGGCATAGCGTCCACCATCCAGGGGCAGAGCGGATGCGGGACATCGGGAAATCTGTGGGATGTCTTCGATAATACATGCTCTGTTCCCTACGCTCTCACGCTGACCGTTCTCGGATCGAGCGGAGCGGCAACGTATAATTCATCAACGCATACGCTCAATGTGCCGCAGTACAGCGGCGGCGGATCGGGGATGGTCTGGCCTGGAGCGGCTGGCATCGCAGTCTATGGCGGATCGAGCGCATGGGGAACGTCCCTTACGGCACCATCAGGGGCAATCGTTGGAACGACCGATACACAGACGCTTACAGCAAAGACGCTGGACGGCGTGACGCCTACCGTGATGAGCTATCTTGACGCGACCAGCTCGATTCAAACGCAGCTCAACGGCAAGCAGGCATCCATCGGATACACGCCAGCGCAGATCGGTTCCTGCACATCGGGACAGTACGGAACGGCTACGACGGCGGTTGGGCTGACCTGCGCGCAGGTTGCCTACTCGCAGCTTAGCGGAACTCCCACCATCGGATCCATCGCATCCACGGCCAATCTACTAGAAGGGGATGGTGGCGGGAACGCAGTCTCCAGCGGCATCGCGGCCAGCAATGTGCCTCTGCTGAACGCGGCGGTGAATACCTTTACGTCACCCATAACAGCGAGTGCCGAAGTAATGAAATGGCTTGCTCCCTCACTCCCGACCGGTGGTGTAGT